CCTTCTTACACAACGACCGGGCGGTATTGTTAGAGTTAAATCACCCAATGCAGTCATGCCCTTGGCTACCCCTCCTCTTGAGCCATACTCATTCCAGATGCTTGGATACTTGGACGAGGTAAGGGAAGCAAGGTCTGGTGTAAACAAAAATACACAGGGTGTTAACGCAGACGCTCTCACAAGCCACACAACGGCCACAGCGGTGAATGCGGTGATGACCAATGCCCAGAGTAGGGTTGAGTTAATTGCCCGTCAGTTCGCAGAGACAGGCGTTAAGGAGTTAATGAATAAAATCTACGAACTCCTGCTAAAAAACCAAGACAAGGAACGTGTTGTCATGTTACGCAATGAATGGGTACAAGTACGCCCTGATATGTGGAATGACAAGATGGACTGTACTGTCTCGGTTGCCTTGGGTAATGGCTCTAAAGATCAGCAGATGCAACATCTATCACAGATGCTCCAGTTTGCGTCACAGGCTATGCAAGGTGGGCTACCTATTGTAACACCACAGAATATGTATAACCTTGGTGCGGCTCTTATTAAGGCTATGGGATACCAGAACGTCGATGACTTCCTAACCCCACCGCCTCCACCACAGCCACAACAGCCTAGCCCAGAACAGCAGATGCAACAGATGGAGTTGCAGAACAAAGCAAAAGAACTGGAGATCAAACAAGGTGAACTCCAAGTTAAAATGATGAAAGTCCAACAGGAGGCCGCAGATGACGCTGTAAGCAATCAGTTAAAAGCCGCAGAACTTTCACTAGAAGCACAACAAAATAGGCCAGTAGCCATAGGATAAACATGACCGAACAACGAGAGCAACAAGCGAACCGCCTGCTCAACGACCCACTATATAACGAAGCATTTGACCTTTTAGCAGAAAACATTCACAACACTTGGACAAGTACAAGTATTGATGAAGTGGAAGCCAGAGAACAAGCATGGCTTTCTTTACGACTCTTAGAGCGGATACGCCTTCATCTAACCACGATCATTGAGACTGGAGAGATGGCGAAGAAACTCAAAGAATATCACATCTAAAAGGAGAAAAAATTAATGGCAGATACCATTGACCCGCGCCCTGTAGAAACCGGTAGTATTTCAGAAGCGCAAAATGCTTTCCTTGGAATCTTGGAGCCTGAAGAGGCCAAACCAGAAGCCGAGGCAAGCGAACCTACAGAAGTTGAAGAGTCTACTGAGGAAACTCAAGACGAATCATTGGACGAGGTTTCCGAGGAGTTGGAGGAAGAATCTGAAGTTGAAGAGGATTCCGATGAAGATTCTGAGGAGGAGTCAGAAGAGGAGGAGGAAGTTGAGGAACTCTATACTGTAACCGTTAATGGTGAGCAGTTAGAAGTAAACCAAGACGAACTCATCAAAGGCTATAGCCGTCAATCTGACTATACTAAAAAAACCCAAGAGATTGCAGAATATCGCAAGCAAGCCGAAGCCGTTGCTCAACAGGCACAGCAAGAGGTTTACCAGACTCAGCAATTTCGTCAGCAGTACATTGATGCCGCATCCGCTGTTGTACAACAGCAATACGGTAGGCTGAACAATCTAGTCAATAATACAGATTGGGAGCGTTTAAAGATTGAGGATCGTGAAGAGTATCTCACAAAGAAAAGTGAGGTTTCTGATTTACAGACTCAAATGCAACAAGAACAGGTAGGCATACAACAGGCTCAAGAGCAAGCGGCTCAAGAGCAACATCATATGCAAGCCCAGATCGCTGTACATGAACGCGCTAAACTTGAAGAGGTTATTCCAGAATGGAGAGACCCTAATTTCCGACAGGCAGTAAGCAAAGATATTTCTGAATTTGCAATGTCTCAAGGATTTACTTCAGAAGAGTTATCCCAACTAACTGACCATAGATCACTCATCATACTTATGCAAGCCAAAGCATTTCAAGAAATGCAGAAAGCACAGCAGTCAACCAAGACTAAGAAGAAAGTAAAGACCGCTCAAATGGTTAAGTCTGGAACTGGTGGCAAAAAGAAAGGTGAGAAAGCCAAAGTTAAACGTACTGCACAAATGAAGCGTCTAAAGGAGAGCGGTCATGTTGATGACTCTGTAACTCTCTTTGAAGATTTCGTAGAACTTTAACTAAGGAGGTATATTGCTATGGCAATACCAACTAATACTCGGGAAACTTACGGTGGCGTACAAGTCCGTGAAGACTTGAGTAATATCATTTATAACATCAGTCCAATGGACACGCCGTTTGTTTCAGGCGCAGGTCGAGGCTCATGCTCTAACACTCTGTTTGAGTGGCAGAAAGATGAACTCGCCGCCGCCGCCGCTAACCAGAAAATTGAGGGCGATAATCCAACATCGCTCGCAGTCTCTGAGCCTACCAAGTTGCAGAACTACACTCAGATTTCTGAGAAAGCAGTTCAGACTTCTGGCACTGCGGAAGCAGTAGACTGGGCAGGTCGAAAGTCAAGTCAGGCTTATCAACTCGCAAAGCGCGCAAAAGAAATTAAGCGTGATATGGAATTGATGCTGACGGGTAATGATGTTGCCACTGTTGGCGCATCTGGAACGGCTCGTAAAACTGCCGCTCTTAACTCATGGCTTGGTGACGCAACGGCAGGTGACTCTAACATCATCGACGGCCCAACAGCCGCCGCTGTTGCTAACCCCGGCGACGGGTCAGCGGCAAAAGCCGCTAGTGGCGCGGCAGTTGTTTTGACAATGGGTATGCTTAATACCTGTGTCGAGCAGATTTGGAAGGCCGGTGGATCGCCTGACGTAATCATGTGCGACTCGGCATTGAAGGTTAAGTTGTCTTCTCTAGCAGGTTCAGTCATTGCCGATATCGTGACTAACCATGACAAAGCAACACCTGCTCATGCTGTCAACTCTGTTGATGTTATCGTGACAGACTTTGGTACGTTTAAGATTGTACCTAATCGTTTCTGTCAGTCAAACCAGTTGTATGTCTTGGATTACGATTTCTGGAGCGTAGATTATCTGCGTCCTTTCCAGACGGAAACCCTTGCTAAAACTGGCGACTCTGTTAAACAGATGATGATTGCTGAATATGGCCTTCGTGGTAAGAATGGTCAGGCTTCAGGCTCTGTTATCGGCGTCAAAGCGGCGTAACTGTGTTTGGCCCTCCTTCGGGGGGGCCATTCATTTTGAATTAATTATGAGGAACAAATGAGCAAAGCACTACTTAAAGAAGGTTTGAAACCGCAGAAAGAAAAAGTGGTTAAGGGAAAGCCTTATACTGAGAAAGCGTCTGTAAAGAAAGCGGTATCAACATTAAAGAAGATGTCAGAAACTCCCGGTGCATTACCATTATGAAACATCTAAGACCTACCACTGTAGAAGAAAACTCTGATGGAACAACAAGTTTTGTAACCCATCAGGACGCAGAAGGTATCCTAAACAATAATAAAGAATTACTAAACGACTATGGTGATAAACTTACCTTTGGTAAGCAACAGCATGGCATGAGAGTAGCATCTATTCCTGTAGGTATATGGGAAAAGTGGATGAAAGAAACTAACGGCGCGATAGAGAAAGACAGTAAGTTGATGAAGAAGTATCTCAATGATCCTGATAACGCTTTCTTACGCACCACACCAACGAGGCTATAACTATGTGGCTATACAACCCCGGACAACCGGGAGCAACACAAACGAACTATGCTCCACTTAACGACAAAGTATATTACGTTTCTCGTAGATAATGGCTATATCAAACTATACAGAACTTAAAACTGCTGTAGCGAACTGGTTAGATCGTGATGATCTGACTGATCGTATACCAGAGTTTATAGCATTAGCGGAGTCTAGGTTTAATCGCCTACTCCGCATTCGTGCTATGGAGTCTAAACAAACCGCATCTACTGTAGCAGGACAGCAGAATCTAGCACTACCCGCTAGGTTTATACAAATGCGTAATCTACAGATTAATACATCTCCTGTAACGCCAATGCAATATGTCACACCTGAAATATTTGACCGTTTATATGGCGGTTCTTCTAACGGTACTCCCAAGTTTTATACTATTATTGCTAATGAACTTCAGTTAGGCCCAACACCAGACGCAGTTCAAACAGTAGAAATGTTATTTTACGAAAGGTTTGAAAATCTTAGCGGGACTGTAACTACTAACTGGGTGCTTACCAATGCTCCTGATGTTTATCTGTATGGCGCTATGCTAGAAGCAGAGCCGTTTATTATGAATGATCCTAGAGTACAATTATGGGCTACAGCATTCCAACAGTCTATTACAGACCTACAAGAACAAGATAATAAAGACAGACACTCTGGTTCTGCACTGAGGGTAATGAATACTAGCGGGTATCCATGACAGCCCCTATAACGTGGGCTGAAGCCAGTTCACCTATCTACTGGTCTAACATAGGTATTAATTGGAATAGCCCCGCTAAAACAGAATCAGAAACATTCGGAATAGATACCAGTTATATATTAGGTACAAATCATACAATGGTAGGCTATGCTGTTATTAGCGTTACAATGGGTTATCAAAATGGTAATTCATTTTTATGGAACCCAGTAACAGACCCTAACGATAACTGGACAACAGTATCAGAACCAACATCTATCTGGACAGAACAAGCAGACCCATCATCGGTATGGACTAAAAGTGATTACCCAGACTAATAAATTTAAAGCCGATGGAGGCTTAAGAATGAATCATACTACAGATATGAATCTTGCAATTAAAAATATATGGACTATTAATTGCTATGATTCAGATGAAAATTTAAAATGGAGCGAGACAAAAAAGAATTTAGTCACCACTGAAGGTCTTAATCATATTTTATCTAGCACTTTTGATGGCGGTACACAGATTACCGCATGGTATGTAGGATTAAAAAATGCAGGTTCTGTAGCGGCAGGTGACACTATGGCATCTCACGCAGGTTGGACTGAAGATGTTAATTACAGTCAAAGCGTAAGACAAACTCTTACACTAGGTACAGCCGCAAGTGGTAGCATTGACAACACAGCAAGCAAAGCAACATATTCTATAAATGCAACCTCTACTATTGCGGGAGCGTTTATTACAAGTAACAATACTAAATCTGGTACAACAGGCACACTGTATGGTGTAGTTGACTTTTCATCTGCGCGATCAGTAATATCAGGTGATACGCTTGAAGTTACCGTAACATTAACGGCGGCAAGTACATAATGGCATTAGAAACTGCAAACTGGGTAACACAATTAGTACAAACTAATCCTGTTGATGGCGATCCTGTAGGAGAAGGTGATGACCATCTTCGTATGGTAAAAACTGTTCTTAAAAATAGTTTTCCCTCTTCTTCTACTGCGGCTATTGTTCCTGATATGTCAGGACAATCAGGGAAATATTTAACAACAGATGGCACTGATTCTTCTTGGGGAACCGTATCTGCGGCATCTTCTGGTTTTGCAGTCGCTATGGCTATTGCTTTATAGGAGCGTATAATGGCACAAGATTTTGAAAGAGCGGCGGCTACAGCAGTAGGAACAGCAGAGGCAACGCTTATTACAAGCAACTCTGATGACGCTGTTATAGGGATTAGGGTAACAAACATTCTTACATCTGCTGTAACTTGCGATTGTTATATTGATAAAACAGGCTCTGGAACTGATTATCATATCTGTAAAAACTTAACAATTCCACCTAGTTCTTCTGTAGAACTAATACAGGGTGGCGCAAAAATTGTAATGCAAAACACAGATATTCTACATATAAAATCTAACACAGCATCTTCATTAGATGTTTGGGTTTCTTATGTAGATAGTATTTCTACTTAGGAGGAACTATGTCTGAAGTGGTTAATGGAACTCAATATGTAGGACAAGAACCTGCAAAAGATGGATTCTTTACTCATCAAGAAACTATTGATGGAGATTATACTATTGAATCAGCAGTCGTTGCAGGGCCAATAACTATGACAGGAACTGTAACTGTAACAGGTACATTGGTAATCGTATGAGTACATTAAACGTAAACGCCATCGACAAAGAATCAGGCTCAACCCTTACGTTGGGTGGGGCGGGTACGCAAGTCACCCTTCATGCTTCAGCAACTTCATCTGGATTTACGGATGAAGGAATGAAAAATGACATTGCTATCTTAGGTTTTAAAGTAGCCGCTAACGGATCACTCTCCAAATACAATCTAGTCGATCAAACCATTGATGACTTTCAGGATACTTCTGGTATTGATGCTAGCGCATCTACAAATGATGAAAGAAATGCTAGTGATTATTACATAGGCTCTGTTTCTGGAAGCATAACTCAATACACGGCAAGCGGAACACACACCGCTACATCAACTGGAACCGCTACAATTCTAATTGTTGGTGCCGGAGCCGGTGGTGGTTACGACCTTGCCGGAGGCGGCGGTGCAGGTGGTGCAAGAGAGATTACCCAGTCTTTAACAAGCGGAACTGGATACACAGTCACCATTGGAACAGGCGGCAGTGGGTCAACATCAACTAGCAGTCAAGGAAGCAACGGCGGTAGTTCCGTTTTTGATTCAACCACTGTAACTGGAGGCGGTGGTGGAGCGTCAAGAAGTTCAAGCGTTGGAAGTACAACTGATGGATCAGGCGGTGGTGGAGCCGGGGTCTATGGAAGTTCTAACACTGGTGGCGGTGGCGGCAATTACGGAAACTCTGGCGGAAATTCAGCCGGATCAAACTATCCCGGCGGTGGCGGAGGTGGCGCAGGAGCCGCCGGTGCAAATGCTACAGTAACTTCCGCTCCTAATGGGGCAGGTGGTAACGGCGGAGCAGGACAATTATTTTCTACTTTCTCATCTTACGGAGTATCTGGTTACTTTGCAGGAGGTGGTGGAGGTGCAAGTTCTGGAGTGGCAGCGGGATCGGGTGGCTCCGGGGGCGGTGCTGATGGCGGCACGAATGCCGGAACCGCAAACACCGGAGGCGGCGGAGGAGGCGGCGGTGGCGGTGGCTCTGGGGGTGCCGGGGGCACTGGCGTAGTAATTGTTAAAGACGCAAACGTACCCGGAAACCTTACGCTTGTGTCTACCGCAACAACAGCAGAAGCCGTACCAACAAAAGGTGATCTCGTAATGACCTACACCAACGGTGCGGGTACAGCAACGATAAATACAGACATTAAGGGATGGGTCAGTCGTGACAACGGAACAACCTATACCCAGTTCACTCTAGCAGACGAAGGTGACACAGGTGGTCACACAATCTTAACCGCTCATGATCTCGATATCTCTGCTCAACCATCAGGTTCAGCCATGCGCTATAAGATTACAACGCATAATCAATCAGCAAGTAAGGAAACACGAATACAGGCTGTCAGCCTTGGGTGGTTATAATGGCTAGTGAAATCAAAGCAAACAAGATAAGCCCTGCTACAGGAACCGCACTCCAGATTTCTGATTCGGGAGATACCACTACGGTTCCATCTGGCGCGACTCTTGATGTGAGTAGCGCAACCATGACGGGGTTCACAATCCCATCAGGGCAAACGCTGACAGTAGCATCGGGTGCGACTCTTGATACGACAGGCGCAACTGTTTCGGGATTAACAACAGGCAAAGTTTTGCAAGTTGTTCAAGCAAACA